AGGTGGTGGTGCAGGTGGTGTTGGTGCTTCAGCTGCAAGTGCAGGTGCTGGTGTTGCTGGTAACGGTGGTGTTGGTGCTTCTAATTCTATAACAGGAACTGCTGTATTTTATGCAGGTGGTGGTGGTGGTGGTAGTCAAAATAGCGGTAGTGCTGGAACACCTGGAACTGGAGGTTCTGGTGGTGGAGGCACTGGACTATATTATGGTGGACCTGGTGCTGGAGCTTTAAATAATGGAACTCCTAATACCGGCGGGGGAGCTGGTGGAGGTGCATTTGGCGCAACTATACCATCAGGAGGATCAGGAATAGTTATACTACGTTATCCTTCCGCTCACTCAATAACAGTAGGAACTGGTTTAGGCACAGGAGTTTTAAACGGAACAGTTAGTGGTGGAACAGATAAATATACTACATTTACTTCAGGAACAGGAACAATAACATTTAGTTAAAAAACAATAAAATGGCAGGAACATTAGTAGAATCAACAAATGTAGATTCATCAATCATAAAAACAATAACATTAACACAAGCGGCATATGACGCACTAGGGTCTTATGATGCAAGCACAATATATATAACAACATAAAATATAAGAAATGGCAATATATTTAGGAGCAACAGAACTAACTACCGGAGGAGCAGCTACAGGAGGCGGAAGTTTTACTAAACAAAAAATATACAGTTCTATGAGAGCACCTACTTCTTGGACTGATTTTAAAATTTTTAATGCAGGAGCAACAGCAGCAATAAATGGCTATATTCAACCAAATAGCACTTATATTGATATTACAAATTGGGCATCTAGTTTTCCTATGTGGGGTGCTGCAAGAGCATTTTTAACAGGTACTAAAGTTTCAGTTACTGATAGCAATACAGGTGTTACTCAAGTTTTCACTTTAGGTAGTGCAATTCAAGGTGCAACAACCATAGGAGCAGGTGCAATTATGTACAATGTAACTCCTAATGTTGGTGTAGGAATTAATGGAGGTGCTCCGATTACTTGGGTAGAAATGGATACAGCTACGGTAAATCCTGCAAGTGATTTAGGATTAGCAGACAATTCTCAAATTGGGTATTTTATGGTAGGGGGAGGATCTTCTGGTTATGTTTATGCTAATGGTGCAAGAGGTGGAATAGGTGGAAGCGTTTTATCAGGAATGGCAACTATAACTACCGCTGCAACAGACTTAACATTAGCAATTGGCTATGGAGGAAAAGCTACAACTTATGGGGGTACCGGCTATCAGGATGGAGGTGAGTCTTCAATTTCAGGAGGTTTAACATTAACTACTGCTGATGGAACTAATGGAGCCGGCACAGAAGGTACAGCTAATGGAGGTTCTTATGTTTCTGCAACATCAATGCCTGGCCCTGGGATAAATGGATTTGGAGCAGGTGGAAGAGCAACTTCTAACGGGTATGGTCCCAGCGCTGGCCCCAATAATGGAGTTGCTCACGGATATGGTCTTGGGGCTGCAGGGTACTCTAGTGCTAATTATGTAGGCTCAGATGGTTCTATTATTTTATACTATTAAAAAATAAAAAAAACAAGTAATAATATATTATAAACCAATATGCTAAAGAAAGCTTACCTTTGGCATTATAATAATTTGTGTAAGCTAAAAAACCAATACCAAAATGACACTATATTACCGGACTAGTACGTGGAATAGTCAACCACAAATTTCAGAAGAAACCAAAAACCTTTGGAAGCACATCGCTGATAAAGAAAATTGGCGTATAACCCAATTACCAAACGGATTTTTTCAAACTGAATATCAAGATCTTAAAATAGATACTGATTGGAATGATGTAACTAGAAGAGAAACATTAGAAGGAGCTGAGGCTGCTATTGATGCTTCAATTGAATATTACAAAAAGAAAATTGGTTATCTTGAAGGACCTAAAGTTGTAAAAACTTTCAAATAAATATTACTAATCAAATCTAATTAAATTATGTCAGACGCAATCGTCAAAAACCTTAGCTTTGGAAATGAAGCTAGGGAAAAAGTATTTGAAGGTATAAATAAACTCACTAATGCTGTCAGCTCTACATTAGGAGCTGGCGGTAAGTGTGTAATGCTGGAAGATGGATCAGGTAAACCTGTTATTACAAAAGATGGAGTAACTGTAGCAGATAGTATTATACTGTTAGATCCAGTTGAAAACATGGGAGCAACACTTTTAAAAGAAGCAGCTCGTAAAACAGTAAAAGAAGCAGGGGATGGAACTACTACAGCTACCGTATTAGCTCATGCAATACTTCATGAAGCCTCTAAAATACATAAAGGTATAAGTATAAGAGATGTTAAATTTGGGATTGAATTAGCTCTTAAAAAGACTTTAAAATATTTAGATAAAATTAAAGTTCCTGTTAAAGGAAATATGATTGATCAAATAGCTACTATTTCAACTAATAATGATTCTGATCTTGGTAAAATAATTGGTGATGCTTTTAGAGCAGTAGATGAAACAGGTGTAGTTATGATGGAAATGTCATCACTTGCAGAAACAGAAATTGAAATTGTAGATGGTGTTCAATATGAAAAGGGATTAACAAACTCTCATTTTATAACAAGTAAAGAAAATAGAACAGCTGAATTAGAAAATCCGGAAGTTTTATTAATTGAATCACCAGTAGAAAATGTAAGACAAATACAAAGTATATTAGAATACGTTATAAAAAACAATAAACCTTTATTAATAGTAGCAGATATTGAGCAACCAGTTATAGCCGCTTTAGCCATGAATAAAGTAAAGGGTAATATAAAAGTTAATGTTATAAATGCTCCTACATATGGGATAACTAAAAAAGAAATGTTAACTGATTTAGCTATGTTAACGGGAGCAACAATAATTAATGAAGATTTAGGTGATGATTTAGATTTTATTAAACCAGAATTTTTAGGGACATGCTTAAAAAGTATTACAACAGATGAAGAAACTATAATTCAAGTTTCTGAACCTTCAGGAGAAGTTTTAAAATCTATAAAAAAAATAAAAAAAGATTTAAATAAAAATAAACCTCCTGCAGAAATAATTAGGTTAGAAAAGCGCTTAGCTCGTTTATCAGCTAAAATAGCAATAGTAAAAGTAGGTGCTAATTCAGATATAGAATTAAAAGAAAAATCAGATAGGGTTGAAGATGCAATATGTGCAACTAAAGCTGCAATAAAAGAAGGTATTGTTCCAGGTGGAGGTATAGCATTACATAATGCGGCTGATTCAATTAAAAATCCATCAACATCTGAAAAAATACTTATAAATGCAATTAAATATCCATATAAAACAATATTAAGTAATGCGGGTATTACATATGGAACATTTTTAGGTGAAGGTACTGGTATTAATGTAATAACAGGTAAAAGTTGTAATCTTATTAAAAGTGGTATTATAGATCCACTGCTAGTTACAAAAAGTGCATTATCAAATGCAGTATCTGTTGCAACTACAATATTATCTACAGATTGTGTAATCAATAATTTAAGAGTTGATGAAGGCAATAGGTAGAAATTTAATAATAAATAAAACAGCTAAAGAAATATCTAAAACAGAAGGAGGATTGCTTTTAGCGGATGCTCATAAAGATGATGTAAGATATATAGAAGCAGAAGTAATATCAGTAGGTGATGAAGTTGAAGGCATAAAACAAAAAGATAAAATATATTTTGATAAACATGCCGGACATATTATAGAAATAAACAAAACAGCTTATCATGTTATAAAATCTTCTGATATAGTTGTAGTGTTATGAAAAAGCTTAAAGCAAGTGAATTAAGAGATATAAACTTGCTAAAACATTATAGAATAATTCGAAAATGGGCTTGTCGTAATAACAATTTAAATGATGCTGATTTAGAGCTTTTAATTTATTTTGATTGCACTAAATTATTTACAAAACAAGATTATAAGATAGGTACGTACGCTTACAGCTGGGATAATAAGCGCTGGAACAGATTATTGAAAGAGAGTTGGATTGAAGTATGGAGACGTCGGAATCAAACTACTCAAAAGTATAACATATACAAAGTTTCATTTAAGTGTAAACAGCTAATAAGTAGAATGTACCGTATTATGCTTGGTGAAGAAGATATTCCTAGTAGTGAAAAAAGAAATTCAATTATGAGGGGTAAAACTTACACTGATATTGTTTTGCAAACTGCAATAAAAAATGTAAATAATGATAAAAATAGATAATATGAAAAAAGAAGAATCAGCATTTAGTTATTTAGGAGCTGTTGATCCTATGGGAACAACATTACCTTCTGCTGACTTACAAGGAATTATGCCAATTCCAGGACAAGCAAGTAGGGGTCCTGCTATGCCTCCCTCACCATTTACTCCTAGAGAAATGCAAACTGGAGCACAAATATTTGGACAACCCATACCTAATTCATTTGATAGAGAAATACCAACAACAAATTTAAATAATACACAATGAAAGAAGATAAAGCATACAATGCAGCATCAAAAAATAAAAAAGTAGGAATAGTAGGTGAATCACATATATGGGACGGGCCTTTAAGTCAAGACAATCGTCAGCACGCACCAGGTTCTAGTAGTGGTATCAATGGAATGGAAGTTTCTAAATATCCTACAAAAGCATATCCTGCAGGTACACCTATTACTTCAATAGCTCAAGCTAATAAAGGAGGAGATGCAAATGCCCTTAAGTCTGTAAAAAGATATACAGGTAATGCTAAATTTTAAATCGACAATGACGGATTTGAAGCTTTACATTATAAATGGTGCATCGCTGATGGTTTCATTAATGAGCATCGACGCATATTTAAAAATAACTTTATTGCTTTTAACAATTGGTTATACTATTCATAAGTGGTATATTTTGAGTAAAAGCGCTAAAAAATAAGTAATATGAAAAGTAAGTATATTAGCGAACATATAACTTACAGTGAATCTATAAAATCCTCAACCGCAATACGAAAAGGTATTGAAAATATACCAACAGAATATCAAATGCAAAACATGAGCCAAGTAGCTGATAAAGTATTTGAACCACTACGCGAATGGGTTGGAGGACCAATTAAAGTAACTTCGTTTTTTCGCTGTGAAGAATTAAATAAAGCAATAGGAGGAAGCTCTAGATCGCAACATTGCGAAGGAAGAGCAATTGATGTTGATGATATATATAATTATAAATCAAATGCTGAAATGTTTCATTTTATAAAAGACAATTTAGATTTTGATCAATTAATATGGGAATATGGAAATTCTCATAATCCCGACTGGGTACATTTTAGTTTTATATCAGAAATGGAAAATAGAAAAAGAATACTCCAAGCTTTTAGAAAAGATGGTAAAACACAATATAAAATAATATAATGCCGTACGTACAAATAAATTCACCATTTCTTAAAAGATCAAAGCCACCTGCTCCTTCAAAAAAGAAGTCATTAGGCTATTATAATAAAGCTAAGTCTACAGGTACAGGAGCTGCAGCCGGCGGCGGTATGTCTGAAAAAGGTGTTAAAAAATATAAAAGAGATAATCCAGGTAGTAAACTTCAAACGGCAGTTACTAAAGATCCTAAGAAACTTAAAAAAGGAAGTAAAGCTTGGAAAAGACGTAAATCATTTTGTGCTAGATCTAAGGGATGGAAATCTAAAAGAGGTAGAGCTGCACGACGTCGATGGAACTGCTAAAGTAAAAATTATGAAAAAATTTCCACAAATTAAAAAAGCGAACAGAGGTAAATTTACAACATGGGCAAAAGCTAATGGTTTTAAAGATGCTTGTTCTGCAGCTACAGCAGTAATGAAAGCAAAAAAAGGAAAGTATAGTAAAGACGTTAGGGAAATGGCAAATTATGCAAATAACTTTGGTTGCAAAAAATAATTAATAATTAAAATTAAACAAATGGGAACTAAAATAACTAAAGGTAATGTGCGTGCCGCAATGAGGGATGATAAAGCTCACATTGATTATTTAAAAAGAGATGTACTTGATGATCAGCGTAAAGGTGGTAAATATAAAGATATTAATCAAACAGCTGATGAAAAACATATTTCAAAACTAGCAGGGGACATCAAGAGTGATGGATCTTTTTTAAGTAAACACATGAAACACTAATATTATGAAAAAAATGGGATACAATCAAAGCAAACACCCTTTAAGCATGAAGGGCGTAACAGATAATAATAAATTTGGAGCACCTTTAAATGGTAATGCCTTTGGAGGAAAAATGGCTGAATATAAAGCAAAAGGAATGAGCAAAGAAGCTGCTGCTAAACAAGCTGCGGCAGATTTAAAAGACATGCCTGTTGATAATAGAGGTTCTGCGCTTGCAAATCTTAACAAAGGTTACGGATCAAAAATGGGTAAACCTGCTAATTCAAAAAAATAACATGAAAAAAAATTCAGCTCTTTTTAATCTTAATAAAGGTTATAAAACTCCCTTAGAAGTTGACGGGTTAATTATAAAAGCTTTAAGAAGTATAGGTACTAAAGAAGTTGCAGATAAAGTGCAACAAAGAAGAAGAGCTTCTGGTAATCTTACTATGGCTGAATTAGCTGCTAAAAAAACGTCTACATCCAATAAAGCCAATTTAGGTCCTATTGGATCTGCAAAAAATGATTTTGGTCCTATGACTGAAAAACAAGCTAACTATGCGGCTAATCAATTAAAACCACCAACTCAAATAAAATCTATTGGAACAAGTGGTGTGCAAAATGATGGATCCGGAAATGAAGGATTTGGTATAGGCTCTTCAGCTAAAACAAAGCCGGCGGTAAAAACAAAACCAAAAGTAAAAGCAAGAAAGAAAGTTAAAGCTGTAAAAACTACTAACACTTATGCACAAAAAATTAAAACTGATGGACCAAAAGTTAAATCTGCAGAAGCAAAAGCTGATTTAAAAATTATGCCTATTGTTAAAGATGCAACAAATTCTAGAAAAAGTAGAAGATTAAAAAAGACTATTGCAAAAGCTAGTCAAGCAAGAGCTAAAGGTGAAAAAGCTATTAAAAATATTAAGTCTTCAAGTAGTACATCTGATATTGCTAAAAATCAATCAAAAGCACTTAAGCAAAGAAGAAAATATGATAGAATGGCTAAAAGAGCAGAACGTATTGGAAAAAGAATGTAATAAAAATAATTAAATGAAATCAAGAGGATTAGGTGATACAGTAGAAAAAATTACTACTGCTACAGGAATTAAAACAATTGTAGATAGAGTTTCGGAAGGATTAAACATCCCATGCGGATGTAGTCATCGTAAAGAAGCATTAAATAAAATGTTCCCATATAAACAGCAACAAAAAAGTGGCATTCAGTTTAAATAACCCACCATATACTATTGATAATACTCCTATCTATAATGTAAATTTAGGTGAGGGTGTTTTAGGTAAGGCTAATCGTAATGGTAGTATTTTAGTAAATAAAGATATTACTAATAAAGAGCAGTTAAAAAATGTTATAAACCACGAGCAAGTTCATTTAGATCAAATGCGTCGTGGTGATTTAGATTATAACGACTCAGCGGTATTTTGGAAAGGTAAAAGATACCCACGTGCAACAATGAAAGAAGGTGCTTCAAATTTACCTTGGGAAAAAGAAGCATATAATAAAACAATTTAATATAAAAAAAATGAATAAAGATTTAAAATACATGCCTATTGATAATAGAGCTACCTCAGACGGAACTCCATTTAGAAATAACGCAATTAAAAAAATGGAGTCTAGCGCTTTGTTTAATCATGTAGATGGACATCCAAAACCAGTATCAAAAGAAAATCCGTTTGGACCAGCCCCTGAAGGTTTTGGTGATTCAAGAACTGGATCTTTTAGAACAGAAGTTACGCCTACAAAAAGAAGTTTAAAATCTTTAGAAAATGAATTTGAAACAAAAATGTCACGTAGACAACAACAACCGTCTCAACCTGGTCCTGATAGATTAACTCAATTTCAAGCTCAAAAAGATGCTGATGCATTTGGAAGATTAAGTAGAACAGATCCACAACAATTTAATAGAATTTCTAGTATAGCAAAAAATTATAATATGTCAGGCCCTGATATAAAAACAATGATAAAACTACAAGAAAGTAAAATAAAAAGATTGAATCGCGGTGGAGGCTCGGTTAAACAATAGATTATGTGGCAAGTATTGCTTGGATTATTAAAAGGTGGACGCGGGGGTAAAACTCCAATAGGTAATTTAGCTTGGGATATACGAGAAGCAATAAAAGGTAAGGAGTTAGATCCTAATGAATTAATATCTTTACAAACTAAAATAAATGAAATTGAAGCAGGCCATCGTAGTATATTTGTTGCTGGTTGGCGACCATTTATTGGATGGATTTGCGGAATTGCTTTAGCCTATAATTTTATTGTTCGTGATTTGTTTATATGGATATTAAAGCCTATTGATATTCCACCTGCTTTACAAATGGAACATTTAATGACAGTTTTATTAGGCATGCTTGGTCTTGGCGGCCTACGAACTTTTGAAAAAATAAAAGACAAAACAAAATAAAATAATTATATTTACAAATAACAATTAAATTTAATAAAATGAAAAAAGTAGAAACAACATCTATATCTACAGAAGAATTAGAAAAAATTCAAAAACAACAAGAAACCTTAAGCGACACTATAAAAGCTATAGGGCAGTTAGAATCTCAAAAGCATGCATTACTGCATCAGCAAGCGGGGCTTAGTCAAGAAATTGAGGAATTTAAACAAGAGCTTGAAACTAAATACGGTAGAATAAGAATTAATATCGAAGATGGTTCTTATACTGAAATACCTGAAGAAGAAAACAAAGAATAATAATGTCTTCTATTATTAGAAAAATAAGTATTGGAGCTGATTATAAAAATGAAGCTATGCATTATGCTATAGGGCAGCAAGTTTATGGAGGCCATGAAATAGCTTACATTTTATTTGAAGATCAAGATAGTTCATATAATATTCATATTAAAAAAAATAATGAAATTATGCCTTGGAAAAAGTTTAATTCTAACATGGCTATTTCTGTAGAATATGATCTACAATATTAAATGAAAAGCATATACGATTTTATAATAAAACCCGCAGGCGAAAGATATAATAATGAAATTAAAATTAACAATAAAAAATTAATTTTAAATACATCTATTGAAAATTGGAAAGCAATAAATAGAATTGCTTTAGTAATTGAAACGCCTATAGCATATTCAACTAAAATAAAAAAAGGTGATTTAGTTGTTGTTCATCAAAATGTTTTTAGGAAGTTTTATAACATGAAAGGCAAGCAACAAAACAGCCGGTCATGGTTTAAAGAAAATCAATATTTTTGTGATATAACACAAATGTATTTATATAAACAAAATAACAAATGGAATACAATATCTGAACGTTGTTTTGTTAAACCAATAGTTGATACGGACGTTTTAACGCTTGATAAAGAAAAAAAGCTTGTTGGTATATTAAAATATGGTAATAGCTCCTTAAAAGTTGCTGGAATCAATCCAGGAGACTTAATTGGGTTTACACCAAACAGTGAATGGGATTTTATTATTGATAATGAAAGACTTTATTGTATGCAATCTAATGATATAGTAATTAAATATGAATACGAAGGAAACGAAGTTGAATATAATCCAAGCTGGGCAAAAAGCAGTTAAAGAATTAATTAAAGTAGCTGAAGAAAAAATTGTTACAGGAGGAGATGATGATATATCTGCAGATAGATTAAAAAATGCAGCAGCAACAAAAAAATTAGCAATATTTGATGCGTTTGAAATACTTACACGTATTGAAGCTGAAAAAAGTTTATTAGAAAATAAGCCACTAGAAAAAAAAGAATCATTCAGCGGATTTGCTGAGAGAAGATCAAAATAATGTACGCGCAAACATTGGTTCAAAATGTTTCCCCAATAAAACCTAATATAATAAAAAAAAATAATAGGTATAAAAAATGGGAGTATGGTTATAATAAAGAGCATGATGTAATTATTATAAGCAAAGATGGTACCATTGGTGATATTATTCAAATACAAAATTTAGTAATAGCCTTACCTAAAGCACCTAAAGTTGTTGAAAATAATAATAATATTTGGCAACCTCACGTTTTTCCAAAAGAATTAAATCAAATTAAAAGTATATTTGAATGGGAAACTTATCCTAGTAATTTTAAAGATAAATGGTATGATTATATCAATAGAGAATTTACAAGGCGTGAAGAAGGTTATTGGTTTATTAATAATAAAATTCCTACTTATATTACTGGCTCTCATTATATGTACCTGCAGCACACCAAAATTGATGTTGGGAAGCCAGACTTCAGAGAGGCTAATAGATTCTTCTTCATTTTTTGGGAAGCCTGCAAAGCCGATAAACGATGTTATGGAATGTGCTATCTTAAAAACCGTAGATCCGGTTTTAGCTTTATGTCTTCAGCAGAAACCGTCCATCAAGCTACAATTACTTCAGACGCACGGTTTGGGATATTGTCCAAATCAGGCTCTGATGCTAAGAAAATGTTCACAGATAAAGTTGTACCCATATCAGTTAACTACCCGTTTTTTTTCAAACCAATACAAGACGGAATGGATCGACCCAAGTCAGAGCTTGCATACAGGGTTCCAGCATCAAAGTTTACTAAAAAGAGTATTACTGAAACCAGTGAAAAACAAATATTAGAAGGATTAGATACAACTATTGATTGGAAAAACACTGGAGACAATAGTTATGATGGTGAAAAATTAAAATTATTAGTACACGATGAATCAGGCAAATGGGAAAGACCTGACAATATTCTTAATAATTGGCGAGTAACAAAAACTACATTAAGATTAGGTAGTAAAATTATAGGTAAGTGTATGATGGGATCAACATCTAATTCACTTGATAAAGGCGGAAAAAATTTTAAAAAATTATATTACGAATCTGATGTTACAAAAAGAAACCGCAATGGACAGACTAGCTCAGGATTATATAGTTTGTTCATACCTATGGAATGGAACTACGAAGGATTCATTAATACTTATGGATTTCCTGTATTCGAAACACCCGAACAAATTGTTCAAGGTATCGACAACGAAGAAATTGATATAGGAGTAATACAACATTGGGAAAACGAAGTTGATGGTTTAAAAGATGATCAAGATAGTTTAAATGAATTATATCGGCAATTTCCAAGAACAGAAGATCATGCTTTTAGAGATGAAGCTAAACAAGCTTTATTTAATTTAAGTAAAATTTACGAGCAAATAGATTATAACAATGATTTGCGTAATACAAATGTAATAAGTCAAGGTAATTTTCAATGGTATAATGGAATTGTAGATACAAGAGTTATCTTTACTCCAAATAAACAAGGAAGATTTAAAATAAGTTGGATACCACCATATAATCTTCAAAATAGAACAATAGAAAAAAATGGAATTAAATACCCCGGAAACGAGCACCTGGGTGCTTTTGGTTGTGATAGTTATGATATTTCTGGTACGGTTGATAGGAGGGGTTCGAATGGATCACTTCATGGGCTAACAAAGTTTTCAATGGAAGAAGCTCCATTAGATCAATTTTTTTTAGAATATATAGCCAGACCACAAACAGCAGAAATATTTTTTGAAGATGTATTAATGGCATGTGTTTTTTATGGAATGCCAATACTTGCAGAAAATAATAAACCAAGATTATTATATCATTTTAAAAGAAGGGGTTACAGAGGGTTTTCAATGAATAGACCTGATAAAAAATTTAGTAAATTATCTGTAACAGAAAAAGAAATTGGTGGAATACCTAATTCAAGTGAAGATATAAAGCAGGCTCATGCAGCTGCTATAGAATCTTATATAGAAACTAAAGTGGGTTTTTTAGGAGAAGGATATGGCGATATGTATTTTCAAAGAACGTTAGAAGATTGGGCAAAGTTTAATATTAACAATAGAACTGCTCATGATGCATCAATTAGTTCAGGACTTGCAATAATGGCTTGTAATAAAAATAGATATGCACCTGTAAGTAAAAGAATTAAAACTACAATAAATTTAGGTATAAAAAAGTACAATAATGATGGTAGTACCTCAAAAATTATAAAATAAATGAATGTATATACAAACCCTAATAGCTCATTTCCAAGTCAAGTAGTAAGCAATGAAGAAAAAGCCAGTATAGATTATGGTAGACAAGTTGCTCATGCTATAGAAAGAGAGTGGTTTAATCAAGGTAGAAGTAATTGGAATAGATACCAAACTTCTTGGAACAATTACCACCAGTTAAGATTGTATGCCAGAGGTGAACAATCAATTCAAAAATATAAAGATGAATTATCTATTAATGGTGATTTGTCTTATTTAAATTTAGATTGGAAACCCGTGCCGGTTATACCAAAGTTTATAGACATTGTAGTAAATGGTATCTCAGATAAAGATTTTGAAATAAAAGCTTTTGCTCAAGACCCTGCATCATTACAAGAAAAAACAGAATATGCAAGAAGTGTATTAAGAGATATGTATACACAAGAATTACAAGGAATGGCTAATAAATTATTAGGTGAGGATTTTTCTAATTCACCTATAGCTGCAGAACAATTGCCAGAAACTCCAGAGGAGTTAGAAGTTATGATGCAAACTAGCTATAAACAATCTGTAGAAATAGCTGAAGAAGAAGCTATAAATAATGTACTTGCTAATAATAAATATGATAACATTAAAAAAAGATGTGTATATGATTTAGCTGTATTAGGCATTGGTGCTTCAAAAACATCATTTAATGTAACAAATGGAATTGTTGTTGATTATGTTGATCCAGCTTATTTAGTTTATTCATATACCGAAGATCCTGATTTTGAAGATATATATTATGCTGGTGAAGTAAAATCAATAACAATACCAGAATTAAAAAAGCAATTTCCGTATATTTCTGAAGAAGAATTAAAAGATATACAAAATATGCCAGGTAATAAGCAATACGTTTCAGGCTGGGGTAATTATGATGAAAATACAGTTCAAGTATTATACTTCGAGTATAAAACTTACATGAATCAAGTGTTTAAAATAAAGCAGACAGAAAGTGGATTAGAAAAAGTAATTGAAAAACCAGACACTTTTAATCCTCCTCCAAATGATAATTTTGAAAGAGTTTCAAGAACAATTGAAGTATTATATGATGGAGTTAAAGTATTAGGTAATAATACAATGTTAAGGTGGGAGTTATGTGAAAACATGACTAGGCCTTACGCAGATACTACTAAAGTTAAAATGAATTATGCTGTTACGGCACCTAGAATGTATAAAGGTCGTATAGAATCGCTAGTAAGTAGAATTACGGGATTTGCTGATATGATTCAATTAACTCATTTAAAATTACAACAAGTAATGTCTAGAATAGTTCCTGATGGAGTATTTTTAGATATGGATGGATTAGCAGAAGTGGATTTAGGTAATGGTACAAATTATAATCCAGCCGAAGCTTTGAACATGTATTTTCAAACAGGTAGTATTGTAGGAAGATCTTTAACACAAGATGGCGAATTAAATAGAGGTAAAGTTCCTGTACAAGAACTAACTTCCTCTGCGGGCCAAGCAAAAATAAATTCATTAATTGGTACATATCAATATTATTTGCAAATGATAAGAGATGTTACCGGATTAAATGAAGCAAGAGACGCAAGCACCCCTGATAAAAATGCATTAGTTGGATTACAAAAGATAGCAGCAAATCAATCTAATATTGCAACTAAACATATTTTAAAATCTAGTTTATTTTTAACATTAAGAATATGTGAAAATATATCATTAAGAATTGCTGATTGTTTAGAAAATCCATTAACTAATGAATCATTAAAACAAAGTATTTCAAAATTTAATGTTAAAACATTAAATGAAATAAAAGATTTAAATTTATATGATTTTGGTATATATTTAGAATTAGAACCAGAAGCAGAAGAACAAGCTCAATTAGAACAAAATATTCAAGTTGCATTACAATCAGGTGGAATTGATTTAGAAGATGCAATTGATATAAGACAAATTAAAAATTTAAAGCTTGCTAATCAAACTCTTAAATTTAAACGTAAGAAAAAACAAGAAGCAGTTGAAGCACAGCAATTAGCTAATATAAATGCTCAAGCAGAAGCAAATGCAAAAGCTTCTGAAGCAGCTGCATTAGCAGAGGTACAAAAGCAGCAGGCTATTACAGCTGAGAAAGTTAGTATTGAACAAGCTAAGTCACAATTTGAAATTGAAAGAATGCGTACTGAATCTCAAATTAAAAGAGAACTTATGGCAGAGGAATTTAATTATCAAGTTCAATTAGCTCAAGCTAAAGGTAAAGCTGAAACAAATAAAGAAAAAGAAATTGAAGATCGTAAAGATCAACGTGTTCGAATACAAGGAACACAACAATCTGAGTTAATAAATCAAAGACAAAATGATTTATTACCTAAGAATTTTGAATCCGCTGGAAATGACAACTTAGACGGATTTGGATTAGAACAATTTAATCCTAGATAATTTTTTATTAATCAATTTTATACTATTATATTATGTCAACAACACCAGAAATTAAAGAGGGGGATTTCAAAATAAAGAAAAAACCTAAAATGAAAAAGCTTGGGAAAAAAAACGAAATTACAAAAGTAAATTTGGTTGAACCTAAAGTTGAAAAAGAAGAAACAGTTACAAAAGTAATTGTACCTAACGAAAAAAAAGAAGAAGATGCCGTTCAGGAGCAAAGCACAAATGAAGTGGATGTTCGCGAATCATCCGAAGATGGCAAAAAAGTGGTTGAAGGAAACAATGAACCCAAAACTACTGCCAAAGATTCTAAAGAAGAAACAGTCTTAGAAGAAATTGTTGAAATTGGGGACAAAGAAGAAACCAAGCAAGAAACAATTAAAGAAGAAATTAAAGAAGCGGTAAAAGACGAAAGAATTTTACCCGAAAATATTGAAAGCTTAGTTTCATTTATGAAAGAAACTGGTGGAAATATTGAAGATTATGTTCGACTAAATGCAGATTATAATAATGTTAATGATAAAACGCTTTTAAGAGAATATTATAAAAATACTCGTCCTCATTTAGATTTTGAAGAAATTAGCTTTCTTATGGAAGATGAATTTGAATATGATCAAGACGTAGATGATGAGCGAGATGTACGTAAAAAGAAATTAGCGTACAAAGAAGAGGTTGCAAAAGCCAAAAGTTATTTGGATGAGCTTAAAAGTAAATACTATCAGGAAATCAAGTTGAAACCTGGTGCTACTCAAGAGCAACAAAAAGCTTTAGACTTTTTTAACAGATATAATGAAGAACAAAATGTCGCTAAACAGCAGCATGAACAATTTAAATCTAATACTAAACAATTATTTAATAATGATTTCAAAGGTTTTGATTTCAATGTAGGTGATAAAAAGTTTAGATATAAAGTTCAAAATACAGATCAAGTTGCTGATAATCAATCTAATATCAACAATATTATTGGGAAGTTCCTAAATGATAAAGGTGAAGTTGTGGATACTAAAGGTTATCATAAAGCTATGTATGCAGCATCTAATGTAGATAAAATTGCAAATCATTTTTATGAACAAGGAAAAGCTGATGCAGTTAAGAACGTTATTGATAAATCCAAAAATGTTAGCACAGAGCCTAGAGCTACTGCTGACGGAAATGTATTTGTTAATGGTCTTAAGGTCAGAGCTATAAGTGGACTTGATTCTTCAAAATTAACAATTAAGAAAAAAAGATTCAATTAAAAATTAAAATTTAAAATTATGGCAACAGTTCCAGTGGCCCCGGTATTTGGGTCAATTAAACCGTCTCAAAAGCAACAGCTTTTAGAGACAAATTATTTAAGTTTCACCGATGGTAACAATGACTTCGCGCAACAATACCTTCCTGAAATTTATGAACAAGAAGTAGAGCGTTATGGAAACAGAACATTATCTGGCTTCTTAAGAATGGTTGGTGCAGAAATGCCCATGACTTCTGACCAAATTGTATGGTCTGAGCAAAACCGTTTACATATTGCTTATGATGGATGTACTCACTCAGCTGCAGTAGCAGATGATATTACATTCCCCGTAGGTGGTGCAGGTGCAGCATTTGTTGAAAATGTTATTTCTGTAAATCAAACTATCGTTATTATGAATCCAGCTAATGGAGCAGAAGTTAAAGCTCTTGTAGTTGCAAGCGTAACAGCAGGTGGTGTGGCTAGTATTTCTGTTAAATCGTATACATCAGCTAATGTTGCTCCTACGATTGCACAGGCTACGGCAGGATTAAAAATATTTGTTTATGGTTCTGAATATAGAAAAGGAACTACAGACAATGATATTAAAAGTGTAACTCCAAGTTTTACACAGTTTCAAAATTCCCCTATCATTATTAAAGAAAAGTATGCGATCAATGGATCTGATACTGCTCAAATAGGATGGGTTGAAGTAGCAACTGAAGATGGAACATCTGGATTCTTATGGTATTTAAAAGCTGAATCAGAAACTCGTTTACGTTTTGAAGATTACTTAGAAATGGCTGTAGTTGAAGGAGAATTAGCAGCAGCTGGTTCTGGTGTTGCAGGAATTGCAGGTATTGCTTATGGTGGTACTCAAGGTTTATTTGCAGCTATTCAAGATAGAGGTAATGTAGTAAGTGGCTTCGTTGCTGCTGGTGGATTAGGTACATTTGACAATATCCTTAAAAATTTAGATACTCAAGGAGCTATTGAAGAAAACATGCTTTTCTTAAATCGTTCTACGTCTTTAGATTTTGATGATATGTTAGCTACTCTTTCTGCTGGTGCAAATGGAGGAACAGCTTATGGATTATTTGAAAACTCTGAAGAGATGGCATTAAATCTTGGATTTACTGGTTTCCGTAGAGGTTCTTATGATTTCTATAAAACTGATTGGAAATACTTAAATGATGCTTCTACTAGAGGTGCAATGGCAGACAATCCTATTGATGGTGTCCTTGTTCCAGCTGGTACATCAACTGTATATGACCAAATCTTAGGAACTAATATCAGACGACCTTTCTTACATGTACGTTACCGTGCATCTGAAGCGGATGATAGAAGAATGAAGTCTTGGTTAACAGGATCTGTTGGAGGTGCATATACATCTTCATTAGATGCGATGGAAGTTCATTTCCTATCTGAAAGATGTTTAGTAGTTCAGGCTGCAAACAACTTCGTATTATTTACTAAATAGTAGATTATACATATTATTATTCAGGGGGCGCAAGCCCCTTGGGTAATTTTTTATATTAACTTTTAAATTATATTATATCATGGCTAAAAAAGCTAAAAATATTGATGCTCCAGTAATTGAACAGGAAGCACCAGTGGTAAAAGAAACAATTAAAAAATCCACTAAACCACAGTGGGAAATTAAAGACAGAAATTATTATTTAACAGGAAACAAAAGTCCTTTAACATTAACAATACCTTCTCGTCATACAACTAAAGTTCCATTACTATGGTTTGATTCTAAAACTAATGAACAAAAGGAACTAAGATATGCAACTAATCAAACTTCTCCATTTGCTGCGGAGCAAAAAGGTGAAGCAACATTAGGGCATATTATTTTTAAAGACGGAACATTAACAGTTCCAAAAGAAAAACAAAATTTGCAAAAATTATTGTCATTATATCATCCAAAATTAAATGTTGCATATACAGAATTTGATGCAATAGAAGAAGCTAAAGATGAATTAGATGATTTAGAAATGCAAATTGACGCATTAAATGCTGCTAAGAATATTGATATAGATCATGCAGAAGCAATCTTAAGAGTTGAAGTAGGTTCTCAAGTAACCACAATGAGCTCAAAAGAAATAAGAAGAGATCTATTATTGTTTGCTAAACGTAAACCAGATTTATTTTTAGATTTAGCTGCTGATGATAATGTTGAGCTACGTAATATTGCAATTGTAGCACAGGAATCAGGTATTATAAAATTATCGCAAGATCAAAGAACATTTTCTTGGGCTTCGAATGATAAAAAATTAATGACTGTTCCGTTTGATGAAAATCCATATTCAGCAATGGCAGCTTTTTTCAAAACAGATGAGGGTACTGAAGTATTTAAATCTATTGAGAAAAAATTAAAATAACATGTAATATTAATATAAGGGGGATATGAAAATTATCCTCCTATATTAAAATAATAAAAAATAATGGCTATAAACGTAAACACCGTATATCAAACCGTTTTATTAATATTAAATAAAGAACAAAGAGGTTATATGACACCTCAAGAATTTAACAATATTGGTAATCAGGTTCAGCTTGAAATATTTGAAAAGTATTTTGAAGATTTAAATCAGCAAATACGTGTTCCACAAGCCGATACAGATTATTCAGATAGAATAACAAATTTAGATGAAAAAATATCTATTTTTAAAACATTTGGAAATGCTACGTATGATTCAACAACGAATCCAGCAACTCCGTATTTTACATTACCAACCACAGATGGATTTGGAGAAACTATAACTTTTTATAGATTAGGTACTGTATTATATAACGATGAAGTTGAACTTCAAAGACTTCAAAGAGGTGATTTTTATTATATTAATAAATCACAATTAACAAAGCCATCAACTTCTTGGCCTGTTTATTTATATGAAAACAATAAACTTTTTGTAAAACCAATTGAAATAACTTCAAAAATAACAGTGGATTTTATAAGAAAGCCTAAAAATGTTATATGGGGCTTTGATGTAGGGGGTTTAGGGCAATATATATATAATGCCAATCCTTTTAATGCTGCTACACAACCAACTGGATCGGTAAATTTTGAATTGCAGGATTCTGAACAAACAGAAGTAATATTAAGAATATTAATATATGCGGGAATAGTTATTAGAGATCCTCAAATTATTCAAGCAGCAGCACAACAAGTTCAAATGGACGAAATAAACAAAAAAAGCTAATAAATTATGGCAGAAGTTGACGGAGGTTTAATAACCGAAACAAATAGACAATATTACGAAGGTACTCAGGGCTTTAAAGTTGCAGCTAATCAATTATCTTTTACTACAACTTTTAATACTAAATTAATATATGGTAATTATTCACCTACAGATCCAAATTTTGGATTAAATAATTTTGTACTTTACATAAGCTTAACAGGTTTGCCTGGTAGTTTTGTTGAATATATTCAAGAATATACTGTTTTTCAAAATACAATAACTTTTACAAATGCTTTAGCAACTGGAAGTTTTGTTGTTGTACAATTAAAAACTGAAACAGGTGGGGAATATGGAAATGAAGATGCTTTTGGAAGGACTACTCAAGAAAATTATGGAAGTTATCAATATACATCAATGAATGATGTAATTAATAATTTTATGATTGCATATGTAGGGGCTGGAAAGTTAATACCAAGTGTTAAAAGAACAGATGTTTTATTTCATGCTAAAAGAGGGCTACAAGAATTTAGTTATGATACTTTAAAAAGCATACATTCATCCGAATTAACCATACCACCAACTTTATCTGTTCCATTACCGCAAGATTATGTAAATTATGTAAAATGTTCATGGGTAGATAAATTAGGTGTTAAACATATTATTTATCCTACAACTTTAACTTCAAACCCTTATAATACACCTTTGCAAGATAATAACGGGGCACAAACTTCCGGCTCTTATGATCAAGGGTTAGAAGGCACATCTCAAACTAACGAAAGATGGGATAAAGCAAATCCAAGATTATTAAGTGGAGGTATTACAACTGAAGATATTAATAATGGATTAGCACCATTAGATATATGGAATTTTGATTGGGGATACGGAGGTTTTTATGGTCAACGTTATGGGCTGGATCCAGAGTTAACACAAGTAAATGGATGGTTTACAATAGATGAAAGAGTTGGTAAAATGTCTTTTTCGAGTGATCTAAATGGAGCATTGATAATACTGGAATATATATCAGATGGTGTTGCTTATGATACAACAATGAAAGTGCCTAAAATGGCTGAAGAAGCATTATATGCTCATATTAGTCATGCTATATTAGCTAGCCGTATTAATATACCTGAATATGTAATTAACCGATTAAAGCGTGAACGAAGCGCTAAATTAAGAAATGCTAAAATTAGATTATCTAATATTAAATTAGAAGAATTTACTCAAGTAATGACTAATAAATCCAAGTGGATTAAACACTAAAATTAAATGGCTGAAGTAAAAAATGCTTTTATTAAATCCAAAATGAATAAAGATCTTGATGCTAGATTACTACCATCAGGTGAATATCGAGAAGGAATTAATATACAAGTTAGTAGATCCGAAGGAGCTGACGTTGGAGCCTTACAAAATGTAAGAGGTAATAAATTACTTTTAGATTTTGCAGCTTTAACTAGTGTACCTAATTTGACTACTATTGGTCAATTTACAGATTCAACTAATGAGGTTATTTATATATTTTTAACAGATTATACACCTCTGTCTACTAATCCAAATGCTTTTAACCCTAATGCAAATAATTTTGTTTATTCTTATAATGTAAATTCAAATACAGCTACTCCTTTATTACAAGGTGCATTTTTAAATTTTGCTACAACTAATTTAATTATTGGTGTAAATGTTTTAGAAAACTTTTTATTTTTTACAGATAATAGAAATCAACCTCGTAAAATAAATATTGCTTCTGCAGCACCTATAGCTCCAGCCACAACACCTACTTATTATACTAAAGAAGAACAAATATCTGTTGCTAAATATAATCCATTTGAACCTATACAACTTTACAAAGAAACAGGTGCAAATACAGGTGTTTATGAAACAGCTATGTATGATAGAACTAGCCAAAATTTACCAAATGGTACACCAAATCCATATTATGCAGCTAATTATCCTGGAGATCCAAATTATTTAAATGATAAATTTGTAAGATTTAGTTATAGATTTAAATTTGATGATAATGAGTATTCATTAATTGCACCTTTTACTCAACCTGCTTTTATACCAGATCAAGACGGATATTTTTTAAATAATACTACGCCCACTGGTAATTCTAAAGATGAAAATTCAGCTTATAGAAGTACAATAGTTGATTTTATGGAAAATAAAGCAGATAATATTTTGTTACAAATTCCATTACCTTCTAATGCAAATCAATTGAACAATAGCTTTAAAGTAAATGAAATTGAAATTTTATATAAAGAATCCGATGGAACTACAATAAAAGTTATAGATACTATTGATATACAAACTGCAGATTTTGTGTCTAATACTACAGACATTGTTCAATATAATTATCAAGCCAGAAAACCTTTTAAAACATTACCAAATGCAGATTTAATCAGAGTATATGATAAAGTACCTGTAAAAGCTTTTGGTCAAGAAATTATTAGCAATAGAGTTGTATATAGTAATTTTCAAGATAAACATACTCCACCTGCTAATATAGAGTATTCAGTAAATGCATCTAATAAATCCGCATTTAATGTTTCAGGAACGAATGAAACACAATGGGATACAAGTATTACTGAATATCCTATGCATACTTTAAAACAAAATAGAAATTATCAAGTTGGTATTGTTTTATCTGATAAATTTGGAAGAACATCTTCTGTAATTTTATCTTCTGTAACAGCAGACGACGTTACTGAAAGCGGTAGTGTGTTTAAGGGATCAACATATTATCATCCTTATAAAACAACAGCTAATAATTTACCAGCTACTTGGCCTGGTGATTCATTAAAAGTTTTATTTACAAGTGAAATTACAGGTGGCGGAGCAGGATTATATAATGGAAATACGGGATCAGCTAGTTATAATCCGCTTGGCTGGTATTCGTATAAAATTGTTGTAAAACAAACAGAACAAGATTATTATAATGTTTATTTACCTGGTATTTTAAATCAAGATCCTGGGGGATTACTAGATGATCCTAAAGATACAGTTTCTTATATAACTCTTTTAAATGATAATATAAATAAAGTACCACGTGATTTAAGCGAAGTGGGGCCAGAACAAAAACAATTTAGAAGTTCTGTACAATTGTTTGGAAGAGTTACTCCTGATGCTTCAACTAATATTCCAGCTTTTAATGAACAATATTATCCTGGTCAATCATCAGATACGGTATCTACTATTGGAGAACAAAATGATATATTAGGCACAACAACAGATTACTCTGATATTTATCAATCTAAATCAAATCCTTTATTAGCAAGATCAACACAGGGTGATTCTACAAATCCTATAGGTGCTGATATACATGCTTCTGGTAATTACAATATTTTATTAGGTATATATGAAACAAGCCCTACTTTATCATTATTAGATATTTATTGGGAAACTTCAACAACAGGTCTTATATCTGATTTAAATTTAGCAATTAATACTGGTAACCAAAATCCAACAGGCTTTAGTCCTATTACTTATACTCAATCTGAAGTAAATGGAATAAATTCAGTTATTACAAATGATTTTTGGCCATTAGATTTAACTGATAATCCTATACCCCTTTCTCAAGTTAATATAAATACTATAGTAGACGGAACAGGCGCTAATAGGACAGGTATAATTATAATTAAAACAGCAAGCGGAACTCCAACGCCAAACGGAGCAACATATTCGCAAGATTCTTATGTGTTACAAACTTCGGCATATTTCTTTTTTAACTCGGATCCTAATCAAAATAATTTTACATTTAATTTTAATGTTCAAGATTTAGGTAATGCTTCTTCTACAATAATAGATTACCAAGCTAGCTTAGCAAATGCTACACCTCAAATAACTAACTGCCCTTCAACTATAGCTGTTGTTCCAGGAACACAAGACATATTTACATTTACAGGAAATAATGGCTCAAATACTGGAGGAAGTTATACAAGTCAAGGTTTAGTGTGGAGTTTAATTAATGGTGATCCTACATCACCAATTACAATTGATTCATCTACTGGTGTATTGCAAGATTTAACAGGAACTGCTGCAGGATCTTTTTCCGGTACGGTTACATTAACAGATGCAGACGGGGGATCAGCTAATGGTGCGCTAAGCACAACATGTCTTATAAATACCACCGTTGGGGCTGAGCCTGCTAATGGAGCTTTTGCTGATTGCAAAACTATTGCTGGTGGTTTAGGGGCAATAAGTCAAGGTTTTTATTGGGTATCAGACGTAACTAATGCAGCTCAGCAAAGTACAACAATAGATAATTTAAGACAACCTATATCTGCGTTAGCATTAAATGACAATTTAGCATCTCCAACAGAAGCTGCTGTAACTGTAACAAGACAATATTGTAAAACTTTGCAATCTCAACCTCCTGTTATTACTAATAAAAACAATAATGTTGTTTATAATAACAATCAATCTTTAAGCAACTTAACACAAGGCACTGCATATATAAGTGTTGATTTTGAATTAAAACAATATTCAGCACCTGGCTTAGCATTTGCATTTACTGGAAGTGGTGGTAACGCAGGAACTAATTGGGCGCAAGGCCCCTACGTAACTTGGCCTTGTTATTTACAATATCGTCCTAATGCTTCTAGTCCTTGGGTAAGAGCTACAGATATAGAAAACAATCAAATATTTTTTGGTGGCGCTCAAGAAGTAAATTATGAAGCTAATTTAGTTAATTCTGGTTTTAATATATTTTCTTCAGATACAGGTCCAAATACAATAAATAAAGAAGGTGTTATTAATCAAAAAAATACTTCAACACCGGTGTTAGGTAACAATTTTGTAAATGGTATTGATGTTACTGATGTAATGTCTGTTATGACTCAATATTCAGGTGCTAATGGTCAATTTGGGCCATTATTTGGAAAAGCAAATAGAACTTTTGCTATTGGTAAAGATCAAGGTTATAAACAACAACCTGATAAATTTGGAGATTATAGACTTTTAGTTGGTTATCCTTTTGGAGCTGCTCAATATTATAATGGATATTATATTGGTCCTAATGCTCAAGAAGGAGTAGTAACTATTAATATGGATCTTAATAATCCATCAGCTGGAAATGTAAGATGTCCTGAAACAACTTCTGTTTTTTATAATAGTAATCGTTATAATATAACAATAAAATATGGAGATTTTTATTATCCCAAAGATTATCCTACTTGCCCTTCATCATCACCAACATTTTTTGAATATAAAGTTTCATCAAGTGGTGATAGCACAAGTATTAACTCGTTAAAAAATTCAACTCCATCAGTATCTGTATTTGCGAAAGAATGGCATTGTAAATATGTAACTCAATTTTATACAGATTCAGCATTATCAACAAAATGGACACCAACTAGTCAATCATCAGGCAAATGGCATACTTATATTCCTGCATTTAGTAATACTAAAACAGGTAGAGATGGAACATGGAATTCATGGATAAAAGGAGAAGGCCAACCAATTACAAATAATTTTGCTTATACTGATCAAGATAGAAGATGGGCGGCACAATTTAATGCTACTGGAGAAAAATTAACTAGGACTGCAACACCTTCAGAAACTGGTCAGTAATTAATATAATAAATAAGTAATAATAAAATATGGCAGCAGTAGTAGAAGTTAAATATTTTAACAGCTTTATATTAAGAAAAGTTGTAGATGCAAGCGGCGATAATGTTATTTGGAATGGTATTAATGGTTCAGCTAAAGCTATACCACAAGATGCTACAGCAAATCAATCAAAATCATGGTTTGTTGAAGAAGCTAGAATACGTGGTGGTTATAATAATACTAATGTAGATTATGGTGTGCGCGCTTATTTAGTTGAATCTGAACCTAATGCTATACATAAACAAAATTCATTAATATATTCAGGAGTATTTAACTCAAGAACAGGCATTAATAATACTAATGTATTCTCAGTTGGGGAAGATATTACTAAATCTGTTGATCCTGCTAATGGTTCAATACAAAAGTTATATGCGGAAGATACAAATCTTATAATATTTCAAGAAAATAAAGTTAATAGAGCTTTAATTGATAAAGATGCAATTTATTCAGCTGAAGGAAATGCTACTGTAACTACTGGGCCTAATGTAATTGGTCAAATACAAGCTTTTGCTGGAAACTTTGGTATAAGTAAAAACCCAGAAAGTTTTGCAGTATATGGCTATAGAAAATATTTTACTGATAAAGAAAGAAATGCTGTACTAAGATTGTCAGTTGATGGTATATCAGAAATATCTAAATATGGAATGTATGATTTTTTTAGAGATAACTTAAGCTCATTAAATAGTACAACTACAAGTGGTAAAGCAATGGGTATGTGGGATATTTACAATAAACAATATGTATTATCATTACAACCAGATATGAATAGGGCACCAGCACCTAACCCTACATATCATACATTATCATTTAATGAAGATGTAAAAGGATGGGAAAGTTTTTATACATATAAGCCAACATTAGGAACAAGTTTAAAAAATAACTTTTATACTTTTAACGATGCAGCATTATATATTCATTACAGCTTTGATGTAAGCCATGGAACGTTTTATGGTGCTACCAGCTCATCTTCTATAGAGTTTGTATTTAATCCTCAAGTAAGCTTATCAAAAGTCTTTAAAACAGTTAATTATGAAGGTGATAATGGATGGCAAGTTGATAGTTTTAAATCAGATTTACAAAAAGTTGGTAATCCTATAGCTGTATCTGCTATAAATCAAGATGTAACTACAAAAGTATATAGTTATAATGAGGGTGCTTATGATAATTATGGCAATCAATTTCCTAATGTATTAACTCCGCCAATTAATTATGCCGGATTTGTACGTATGGAAAACAAATACAAAGCTAATTTAGTAAACAATAGTGTAGCTGCAGCAGGTGAAGTAATATTTGGAAATGCCGTTACAGGTATTAAAGGTTATTTTGCAACAGTTAAAGTATCTACTGATTCTGTTACTGATCCTGGAGGTGCAAAAGAATTATTTGCCGTATCTTCGGATTACATTGAATCATCTTATTAAAATAAAATAAATGGAACAAATTTTAGACACATTAATATATAGGCTTTTAAATGCCCCTGAAAACATTTCTTATGGAATAGCTCCTCTTGTAGCTGGCGCTTTAATATCTGGTGGTATTTCATTAATAGGAAGTTTATTTAGTGCTGGAAGTGCTAATAAACAACGAAAAAAAGCAGAAGAAGAGAAAAAAAGAACTGATGCTAAAATTTCTTCATTAGAAAGAACTAGACAACCTATTGTAAATCCTTATGCTAATGCAAAAGACATTAGTTCAATGGCTAGCGATTTAAGTGGTATGATGTCTAATCCTTATGGTGATTTAGGTGTTGCAACAGGGGCAGCAGAAATACAAATGGAACAATCTGATTTAGCTTTGGCTAATACATTAGATACTTTAAGAGCAACAGGTGCTAGTGCTGGAGGAGCTACTGCTTTAGCGCAAGCAGCATTACAAAGCAAACGACAAGTTTCAGCAGATATTGAAAAACAAGAGGTTGCTAATGAAAGATTAAAAGCACAAGGTGAAGCTCAATTACAAGCAGTTAAATTTAGTGAAGCACAAAGAATGCAAGGATTACAAATTAGCGAAGCTCAAAGACTACAACAAGCTGATATAGCGGGTCAACAATATATGTTTGGCGCTCAAGAAAATAGAGATGCTGCCGCTCTTGATAGACAAGCTGGATTAGCAACTCAAGCTGCTGTTAATATTAATGCTGCTCAAGCAAGTAAAGCAGCCACAATAAGTGGTGGTATAAATGCAATAGGAAATATAGCGGGTTCTTATATACAATCTAATGCTCCCGGAACAGGAGGAGTTGGAACAGTTGGAGGTACAGCTAAAACAAATCCAGCTGATAGATTTAATCAATTTCAAAATATTAATTTTGGAACCATTTCAAGCCCTTAAAATAATTAAAAAATTATGAGTTATAGAAATCCACAAATAGTACAACCTGCAAAAGTAGGAGAAATATATGGGGCAGGAATTGCACAATTTGGAAAAAATATTTCAAAAGGTATTGATGCATATGCTCTAAAACAAGAAAAAATTCTTAAAGAACAACAAGCTGAATTAAAAAAGCAACAAGATTTATATAATAAAGTAGATTTTGAAAAAGCTCAAATGACAGCTAATTTTCAACAAAAAACAAAAAAATATCAATTATCTGATCAATTAAGACCTATTGCTGATCAAGCTATTAAAAACTTTGGGGATGCTAAAATAGCATTGTTAACTGAAACAGATCCTGCAAAAAGAGCTGAATATAATAAAATGTTACAAAATTCTTATTCAACATTAATTGATGCTGAAGCTTTTGTTGGTGCATTACAAGCAGATAGTCAAGATTATTTAAGCATCCAAAATGCAGGCGAAATTGGAATTACTAAAGGAATTGCTGCAACAGGAGCCGATGCTACTATAAACCAAGAATTTTTACAGACTATAAGTGCTATGAAATTAGATGGATCTATTAATATAACTCAAGATCTTGAAAATGGTAGTTTAAATGTAATTGCTTATAGAGGAGACGGCTCACAAATAAGATCTTTAAATTCTACTAAATATTTACAATCTGGTAATTCATTAATATATGATATTCCAGATACTAATACAGAATTTTTAAAAGATGTTGATAAACAAGTACTTAATGATAAAGGAGGATTTAAAGATGAATTTATTGGTGAATTTGAATCAACAACTTTAACAATTGGTAATGATAAATATAATCAAACATATAGAAAAGTAAATACTAATGCTGTAGTAAAAGCCGCAGCACCAGCTATACAAGGACAAGTTGCATCTTATAATGCTATGACTAATCAACAAAAAGAAGATGTTTGGGCTAACCAATTAAATAAAAACAGATCTGAAGCACTTACTGCGACTGATGAGCAAATAGCAAAAGCTTATCAGGATTTACTTATAAAAGATATTGGAACTCAACCTGGACTTACAACAATTAATGGTGAATATGCATTAGCAGGTAATCCTATTAAAATAGACCCACCAAAGCCCACAAAAGCATCTAAACCTAGTAAAAAAGAAATAACTGCCGGCAAAATGGCTAATGATATATTAGCAGAAGGTAATGTATTTAATTTTCCTAGAGCACCTCAAAGTAATGTAATACAAACTATAGGTAATTTAGAAATTAAAGAAAATGATACCGCTCTTGAATCAACTTTAAATCGCATGGGCTTTAATGTTAAAACAGCTAGAGACGAAGACGATAAATTTGTAGGTTATGATATTAATTTAAAAGGAGCTCCAAAAACTTCAAGAATAGAATTAGATATTAATAAACCAATTAGTAAAAAAGATTTTTATAGAGAATTATTAATTGCTTCTGGTTATGATGTGCCAACCGCTAAAAGCGTTGCGGATGATTTATTAAACGCATTAACAATACAAGGTGGTTTTACTCCACCAACTCAAGATGAAATGAATGCAGCTGATTTATTGCAAAAATATACAACAAAATAAAATAGTTTAATATGAATGAAATAGAAGCTATTGTTCAGCGCATGATTGATGCAGGTGAATCTGAAGAAAATATTGCAGCTGTTATAAAATATTATGAATCCCAAGAATTGGGAAAGCAAACTCCCACAGCGCCGGGTGCGGTTGTGGAGGAAACTGTAGCACCCGTAAGCGCAGATACGGGATTAGTTTCGGAAACCGTTTCTTCGGATTTACCGTCAGCTGAAGTATCTGGCTTTGAATCTATAAAAAATTCATTATATAATATTGGAACAGACTTTGGAAGAATTGCTGATTTTTGGACAGGAGATTCAGCCGCTCTAGATATTGCAAGTGCTGCTATAGCTAACTCTGTTTTTGGTGAAGAAAATGTAGAAGAATTTATTAAAGAAAATAAAGACAATGAATTTCTTACAGAAGGATTAGGTACTGAAGAAATTTTAGAAAAAATACCAGAAAGAGAAAAAGAAAAACAATTACGTAAACCTACTCTTGAAATTATTGAAAGTTTTAAAGAAGGTGAGTTTTTAAAAGGAGGAGCTGCAATAGCAAGTGCTTTTTTAAATACAGTAGGATCAGCAGCTTATGGTGTTGCAACTGCAGGAGCTGGATATTTCATGGACTATGCAGCAGATAATTATATAGAATATAATAAAGGATTAGCTAAAAGAAAAGGAAAATCATTAGAACAGCTTATACAGGACGACGAAGCAGATACCGCTAAACCTATGGGTATTGCATACTTTCAAGCTTTTGCTGAAAATACTGGTCTTGGTAAAATGATTGCTCCATTAAAAAAAGAAGCTGCTAAATCAATATCTAAAACTATTATTGGAAGACAATTTGGTGCTAAAGGATTAGCGGTTTTAGGAGCCGCAAGAGTTGAAGCTGGAACTGAAATGTTCCAATATGGTGCTGAAGAATATAATAAAAAATTAGGTGAAACTGGTAGTCAAAAAGAAGCTGCTGGAGAATTTGTTAATGCTGTATTTTCACAACAAGGATTTGAAAGCGGATTACAAGGAGCTTTTGGAGGTGCAGGTATGAAAGGAGCTAGATTGTTAGCTAGTAGTAATTCAAGACCTCC